CTATTTGAAATTTTATTTATTTTTTCGTTTACATTCGTAGAATCATCTTCAGTCAGAGGAATTTTGTTCCCTTTTACAGTTAATGCAACTAAGCCTAATTCTTTGTCCTGAAATACAATTGGGTTTCCACCGTCATCCATTCGCAGAGAATCTCCAGCGGCAATTTCAATCTCTTTTCTTTTAAGGTATTTTGTTGCTTTGGGAGATTTCGCAAATTTTTGTAAGTCTAAATTTGCATTTGCTATACCTTCCCAAAAGTCTGCTTCTCTAGTAATAGGATCCGATTCATATTTTAAACTATCATAATATTTTGATAATGCTACAAAATTAATATATTTTTTAATTATAGAGCTAAAATTTGTAGATGCGATATGAAAGTCTACTGAATTAGTTAATCGAGTATTTACTATATCTGGTTCGCCCGTTTTTGATGGTATTGCGCTCATATTAACTAGCACCGGCAGCGCGTGTACCGTGTCCCCTTTCAAATTTATCTATCTTACTACATACTAGTTTTGTATTAAATTCTCCTTGTTGTAAAGTTGTTATGTTTCGAAGAATAAACCAAAACCCAGGGACATCTTCCATAAATTTATCTATTTTCTCACCTCCAACTTCTATACCTATAAATTTACCTCCGGTCATCATCCAATTATTTTTACTACCAACTCCAGTGAGATTTAATGTTACTTTATCAGAGTTATCTAATATTTTTTGTTGTAACATAATTTTTCCATAGTTATTATCTTCATCTGCTGCAGTATGTAAGTTAAAAAATCTCTTTTTATTAGGTTTAGTGAGATCAGTTTTATTAACATTTGGAGTGAGCTCACCGTCGTTTGAGTTTGCATCTGGAAATGCTGTCATATAGATTGAAAAATTTTTATTAAAATCTTCAACACTACCATTTTTATTGTTTAATTTAAATAATTTACTACCGACGTCATATGAGGCTATAGTGTGATCTACTATTTGATTCGTAGCAGTGTCAGGTTGTTTTTTATGAAAAGTTACATTCTCTATATTTACTGGAACTAGAAGATTTTGTATACTAGGATCTGAAAATATAGAATGAGATTGTCTTTTACTATAATGCATTCTTATATCATCTGTTTCTATTTTTACAATACCAGCAAATTTTCTTTTAAAGTTCGTCATTGACCAATCTTGACCAACTGTGTTAAGATCAATAGCATCATTAATTATATTAGTGAGAGATCTTAAGCTAAACATTCCGTTATAATATAATAAAATACCCATATCACCATGTATTTTAGAGACATACTTTGACATTAAATCAAACAACCCAACAATAGGGGGTGTGTTTTGAGGTAAAGTATACATTATTTTTGAAGAACTTTCATCCCATTCTTGTTCATTAATAACAGCATCTTTAAAAGGTGAAACGTCCAGTTCCTGTTCAGTGTAATTACCGGATCGTTCGCAAAACCTTTGTAATAAATGTTTTATAGCATCACTAACTTTTATACCGCATTGATCTCGACTAAATTGAGCGACGCCTTCTGATATTGCAACGTCAAGTGCTTCGTATGGGTTGTTCTCATCTGCGCCCCATTCTGAATGATTTGGTCCCCAACTAACATAGTCATTAGTACTCCATGGAAACCTCTGATACATTAAAGATGCATATTCAACATCTGCAAAATAATATGTTATTGTTTTTTCATTACTATCTAAACCTTCGACAGCATTTTTAGTTATATATATTTTATCAACTAAAACCTCTCTTTGACATCTTGTTGCAGTAGATTGTTGTTCGATTTTTATATGTAGAAACTCTCCACCTGTAGCAATATTTTCATATTCACCTTCAAAAATTTCTTTTTTTCGGGTACCGATTTTAATTGGGATTGGCGTTTTGTCAGAAAGTAATTGCAAGCTTCCAATTACAAATGGAGATTTATAAGTAGAGTCAAATGTTATTTTTTTAAATTCTGGTTTTCTAACATTCTTTTTCTGAGCTTTTTCATTTACAAATACTATAGATATAAAAAAGTCTGTAGCGTTAGAACTAATATCGAAGAATTCTTCGATCGTTTCATCTTGTATATCTTGTAAAGCTGGTTTCGCCATTATTATACTTGTTGGTTAATTTCAGATAATATTCTATTTACATATGTTGGTTTTATGACTGTATACTTGTCACCGGTGACTGGATTATTAACTGGATTTTGTATATTATTAGCAAGACATATTAACCACCATAAATTCTGATTTCCGTATACTTGATTTGAAAATGATGTCCATGGCATATTAGCTGTAACTCTTACTTCGAAAAATATTTGTGGATTGAGATCATCAGGAAATGATATCTTTTTAATTATATTATAAAAAAAATATTTATCTGAACGAGCCATTTTAAAAATGTTCTCATATCTAGTATCTTCTAGAGATGCTAACTCTGCTATATTATTGCGAGTAAGTTGTAAATCGGCGATCATGCTACTGCTGTTCCTCCTTGTTGAGCTCCTGTATCACGCATAGTGTCGCTTGGCCAAGCAAGTGGATCACGAAATTCTGGAAAATCTGGTACCACAGTGTTTATGGCGGATTCTGGTACAGGCCCGGTGAACGGTTCAGATTCTTCATGGCTTCGAACTGGGTTATTAATACTATCAAACATTAAATTCTTTGTCTCAGGTGTAAGACTTGTGAGAGTTAATTGTACTTCATAACCTTCAGGAATAATTACTTCTGTTGACGATGTGTTTCTTGTAACTTTAAATGGAGGCATTTTTCTTCTCACTCCAACAAAGTTTACATTAATATTACTTAGAAAGCTCCATCTATAACTAAAGACACCTGGTAGGGAAGATTGATATATTACAGGCGGTGTTAATGCAGACTTATTTATTCTATTAGGTAGATTTTGATATATTAATAAAAATATAAATCTATAATTTTTCATCCATTCAGATACATCATCAAATCTTGTATTATCTAAGTAAAAAGTCATATTATAACTTGGGCCAGCGTCGGGATATTGAAATGTCTTTGAAAAGTCAATACCAACACCAGGAGAAACTGCCGCTGTTAATGCAGCCATGAATTGTATAGGGGTTGCTAGTATGGATCCTTGGCGAGACCAATTATTAGATATTGTTTTAAATGAATCTTCTAAATAAGGCAAACGGTATATAAAATTAGTTTTTTTGACACCATATATATTTTCGTATGATTTCAAATATGATGGCATGTCGAATTTAGTTACACCAAATGCATTATCACCGCCACTAGTGACAGCTTCAGATAATCCTTGAACCCCTTCCAGCGCGCTGTTAAGTCCCATCTTGAATGGATTTGGTAATTTGTCAGCAAGATTTTTTATACTTTTAGCATAACCTTCTGGATCATCACCGTATTTTTTACCTGGACCATATACTTGTTCAGTAAGAAGTTTAAGATTTTGAAAAAAGGCTGGAACAGTTACTATATATTCTCTTAATGTAACAGTTGGTATGGTCTTTACTGCTACTGAATCTTTAGCTGATTTGGTCCATCGAAATTCTTTTGTTATATCTATATCCATATGTGACGCATTGTCAGGTGGTATGGGTACATCTGCCACGGAATCTGATATAATATTCTGTCTTGCTTTTGCTATTACTTTACCAGCAGCTTGAGCCATCGTATCATCAAGAGTAACCTCTAACCCTTTTGAAGAATCTCCCTCCATATTCGTACATGTTGGTCTTGAAAACTCAAATAAATATCTATCGTTTATATTAGTAGGCATAATTATTAATTATTTGTCCAGTTTTTTAATGTAAACACTTCACTAAACATATCAGCTGGTTCAGGTCCAGTTTTATTAAGAAAGTTATTTGTTGTTTGGTTTAAATTTACTCCTTGTCCAGCGGCCGCACCTGGAGGTTGTTTTTTATTCTCTCTCTCTGCTTTATTTCTAAGTTTAATCTGAAGTTGTTCGTCAGAGAAATTTTGGACTTCATTACTCTTTGCTTCAGCTTTGCCCATCGCCGCTTTTATTTTGTCAAATTCCGGGCGGTTTTTTCGCATAAAATTTTCAGCGTCGGTTAATTCCATCTGTTCATAATTAGTTCTTACAGGATTTTTTTGACCAGATAATGCTCTAATTAACCATAATGCAGGTTCTCCTGTCCAAGCACTTCGTTCTTGAGCTGGGTCACCTAACCAACCTAACCTTTTCCTAGTTTGTTGCGCATCGACAAAACGTTTATACAGCGCATACTCATTATCATTAAGTCTTCCTTTGGCCCATTTTAGTTTCCTCTTAGTACCTCCGGGGTCATTAGTACCTACATTAATAGATTGTTCAGCCATTGAATCAAAAATGTTAACACCAGAAGATAGAACATCATGAGCCATTACACCCTGACCTACAAAAGGAACAGCTCTTACTCCGACTCTGGAACCAATGCTGAGAGCGCCTTGTGCGGCTTTACCCATTGCGCCGTATGCCTTGAACGGACCGAGCCGCATCAGCTCTGACCATTTTATCCCTCCTGTGAGAACAGGTGATTTTTCCATCGCTTTTTCTATAGATTTCGCGACTGGATCCATTGCTTTTTGCCACATCGTCGAGGATGTCTGCTGGAGGGCAACACTGGCAGTGTCACCAGCTACATCTAGTTGCTTTTGCGATATAATAGACTCCCGCGGCGGTCGGTTACCTGGGTCATTGAAGCCTTCTGGTTTTGAAGATCCTTGCGGCGTGCCCGCTGTTTGAGGTCCGCTAGCATTACCGGCGGCATTTGCTCCTAAATCTAAATCTCTCAGCCAATCCCAAGCATCTTTGAGCCCTTCTCTGATATCTTCCTTAAATTCTTCTCGTCTTCGATAGTTTTCAGGGCTCGGGTGCGGCCTGAGCATATCAATTGTGTCGGTCGCCGCGTCCCCTGCGCTTTCAAGGGCCGGTTGAACATAATCCTCATTTACTTGGTCTATTACTTTCTTGCCTTCATCCAGGGCTTGTTTCTTTAACTCGTCTGCCTGCTTCTTGGTCCAGTCTTCAACTCGTTTCCGGTTTTCCGGTGTATTGATGTTTTCCTCAAAATGTTTTTTGACGTTATCAAAAGATTTAGTGACAGTCTTCCAAAGCATATCAACGCCAAATTTTTGAAGGTCTATAAGTTTTTCGAGTTGCTTTCTTTCATCAGCATGCGAAGCTGTGTCTGGAGTATCAACACCTGTGATCATATCTGTAGCAGCCTTAAGATAATCATTCATTTTATTGAAAATGAGATCTTTTACTGCATCTTTTATTTTCTTTGCCCGATCCACTACACCTGACCCTATATCTCTTAACATTGCATTCGGATCAAGTAAATCTCCAAATATTGCTAAGAGGCCTAAACCAGTGCCCCAACCCAAAGCTCTCTTTCCGGTCATTCCTTTAAAGAACTCTTTCATTTCTTTTTTTACTGATCTAGAGTCTTGACCTGTTTGAATACTCGGCGGGATTGGGCGATCTTCATCACGAGTTGAACCAGATAATCTTCTGCTAGAACCAGATTGTCTTCCTATAGTTTTATTAAGAGAATTTATTGCTGATGTTAACTTAGACTGATTCCGTTCTAAGCCAATAGTTCTAGCTTGTATATCTGATAACAGTCGATCTCCAGCCGCTGACATATGTAATTATTTAATTACAAATCTACGAAAAAAGAAAAATCTGCTTCAATGACTCTGAGTTTATTTAATTCTCCTAAAATAGAATTAGTATGTTTTGCTAGGGAATTTAAGATTTTAATATCAAATAATAAGAATAAATCGTATATTTCATCTAACTCCATATCTCTTATAGTGTATTCCTTAGTATCTAATGTAATAGTATCTATAAATCTAAATGTATCAAAAAACAAAACATCAGATTCAACTACTTCTTTCTTATTTAAAATATACTTGAGAATAATATTCTCATATGTTAATAGTGGAAGTTTAAATTTAAATGTTAAATCTGTATTTTTTAATTTCGTTATTAAAGGTTCATTTACAATTGTATTAAAATCTAGGGTTACACTTTGATCGGTTGCCTCGTTTTTCCAATGTTGAATTAAATATAATTTATCTCGATATGTAGTAGTATCTATTTTACAAACATCGAGAATATAATTATTTAAATACTGTAAATAAGATAAAGTAATTAGATGATCGTCTCGTATATTTCTAATTATAGCGTATAATTTATTTTGAAATTGAACATTTAATTGCGGAGTAGTGATTGTGCCGCTATCTGGTAATTCTATATCTTTAGTACAAAGGTCTTTAAATTTAGTTAGGAGACTGCTCATTCTTAAGTCTTTTTATTAAAAGTGTTATATATCGTCTAAATTGATCATATGTTATATAATTAAAATCTTGATATGTGAAATTACCTCGTTGCATAAGAAATAGTTGTTCATCTAATAGATTTTCATATGAATATATTGTACATAAGTACGATATGTAAATAATTATATCCGGGTTATATGAAAATCTACTATTAAATTCATCGTTTATATAATAGACATAAGAGTTATTTAATTTTTCTTTATATTCATTTATATATGGAAAACATTTTTTAATTAATGGTAATGGAACATCTTCATAATTGTCCTTAGTTATAAAAGCTATAGTTCCGTTTTTTTCAATTTTTTTAATAAACGATGCTTCTGAGAAAAAGTCTATTGATGGATAGCCAATAGTTATAAAATAGTCATCTATGATATGATTACTTTCTGAATAGGTAGGTAGATCTTTAAGAAAATTTTCTTTATAAATTAGTAGGTCACCTTTATTAGTAGTTAGTTTTATCGCGGAGTTCTCTTCTGTAAATTTTTCAGCTTTTAAGTTTGCTAAAAATTCAATAACATTTTTACTAGGGATTTTCTTAATAAAAAACTCAACTAATTCTTTATATTTTTTCTCACTATGAAGTTTTGAGGCTTCAATTAAGTCATTATAACTTATCATGGTCCAGGAGGCTTAGTACCACGAGTTTCACCAAACGACGGGTCGTTTGGATCTTCTAAGGGATTCTTCCGGGCTTCCTGATCTCGGAGAGCTTGTACATATGCTCGTTTCTGTTGTTTAGGGCTTTGATCTTTCAAAGGTAGTTCATTTGAAAAATCTCGCGACTTCTTAAATTTCACGGGATTAAATTTTGTATGTTTAGCCTCACCCTCACCTAGAGCCGCTATTGGTTTACCGCGTACGTCAGTTTGTTGTATTCCAGCGAGCCATTTCTTTTGGGTGGCTTGTCTTTCGTCGATTTCACGTTGCGTTGCTGGGGTGTTCGGATTGATCGAAGCATTATATTTCGGTTGAGAACCAGTAAAATCATATTCATACCCCTCTCCTCCTAACGCGGCTTCAGGTATATCGTCTGTAGGATCTTTAGCTTTTGGAGGTTTTTTCTTTGCAGGTTCTGGTTTAGTATCAACAGCCGGAGGAGGAGGAGGTGCCTCTACATGTGGAGTGAGTACCTCATAGCGCGAGAATCTCCATTTAACAGAAATAGAACCAGTATCCATATCACCTGTATATTCACTTACACCTGCATCATTTATTTGATAAGGGATACAATCTTTATACTTATAAATTTTACGTACAACCGGACTACTAGAGCCTGGTGATCCAAATAGCATAGACATAAAACTTGTTTTACGAGATGTAACCATTTGTTTTGATAAGAAAAATATATCTATATTTGCTGTAAGAATAGGCGTATCTATATTTCCATATACTCCATATAATTGAATCCATGGTCTAAAGATACCATCAATAACACTAACATTAGTTTCGTAAAATTGAACATCAAGATCATTATCAGGATAATCATGGCTTTCCATAAAAGGTCCTGTAGGTAAAATACCGTTAATAGTTTTTCCTTTATTGTTTACAGTATTATGTTCGGTAGTTGTATCAACACCTGAAGCTAAGAACATATATCCTCCTCCCTTACCAAAAAACTTTTCATGAACTTTTCTATTTGTATCAATACCAGCTTTAGTATTAAATGGCCGCATCCCTAATTTTTTAATTGTTTCATCATTTATAGATGCAGGGAGATTATCGATGGATACTAAGAAGAAATTTTGTGCGGCAGGAAATGTAGAAAAATCCTGTAATATTTCAAAAAAAGTTTCTCTTAGATTTTTTGCATCTGATGGAGGTAATTTAACGTCCATACAAATATTTAAGGCTATTAACCTAATACTGCACCAGCTAATTTGCCAATAGCGTTAACTGCAGTATTGAGTTCATTATCTCTCCTGAAGAATTGATACGCTACAGTTATAGTAACCGTGGCGACTGATCCATCACCAGTAATGTTATATCCTATATCACCACAGTCTGTAGGGAACACACCGTATAGCTTATAAGTACGTAATGGTTCAAATTGAGTATCTAATTGAACTAAAGTAACTGTACTATTATTATGAAGTACTCCGTCACCAGAGGTTGTTTCATCATTATAAGTTTCAGTTATCCAGTTTTCCATTGCAATACGAGCTTGAGTTGTCGCATCACAATAAAAATCAATAGTAAAGGCATCACTTGAATTATATGACACTGTACCGGGAATCCGGAAATTAAATCCATTATAAGGAACATCCTTTGTTGCGATTGTTTTACCTGGTAATGTAGCTGCTGTGGCATACACTAAATCGTCTTCTGTAAACACGGGGGTACCTTTGTTAGCAACATCTAATACGCGGAACTGGAAGTCACGTGCAAAGTCTCTTGTTTGTGCTACCTTATAAAAATCTTGAATTGTTTGTTTAATATCAGCCATGATGTTATAATTATTTAGTTTTTACTTTAATTTATTGCCCAACTATCTCCTCAAAGTTAACGTCTGTATTAACAGCGTAAAAGTTAACCAATATAAACTCTGCTGCGCGAACTGGCTTCAAATAGATATCTACTCTCAACTCATTTTCATCAATAACACTAGCAGGGTTATTCCTTTCGTCACAAACAATAAGGTAATCATAGACACCTTCTGTTTGTTTGCAGTTCTCAAAAATCGGTGTTAATGTATTAACGACCTTAGTCCTTGTTAAGAACGTATTAGGTTCAAAGATAAAGAATTTCAAGGTCTGCCTTGTTCTTTTCTCTAAATCAAGAAATAGTCTACGAACATTAACTCTATCAAATGCCGTGGGTTTCCGTTGTAATGTCTTTTGACCGAATACAACAATACCTTCAGCTGGGAATTGTGTAACAGGATTAATAGCAATCCTATATAATTGATCTCTTTGCCGCTGTGTCGGGCTAACTGCAATGTCGTTTACACCTGTAACAACGCCGCGGCTAAACCCGGCTGGAGCGTACCATGGTGCAAAGTTTGAATCATTATTAGCATAAATTTTAGCTGCAACACCAGAGAACGGAATCCAGATTTGTTTACCACTTGTACCGTCCCAGACTTTTGCCCAGTTACCGTAAGTTGTAGCGAAGTTGCTGTTAGCAACACCAAATTGATGTCTTAACGGCCAGTATACATGCTTACTAAAGTTTTTAGTTTTATCATCAAGAACCTTACCGGCGTCACCTTGTACAACTAATGGCCTAAGCGCATCAGCAATAAAGATATGATCTTTTCTCGTCTGTCGAGCAAATGTCTCAAATCTATTAAAAATAGTTCTATAATTATCTCTTTGAGTTATGTAGGTTGATCCTAACATATTTTGATCTGGTGTAAAGAACCCTGTACTTGTTCCACCAACATCTTGATAAGTTGTATCAACAAATTCTTGGGTATTGGCTGTCGCAAATGTATGTATTGTACCTAACCCTGCTTCAATAGAAACGTCAATAGTAAATACATCAACATTCTGAGCAATTTCAAATATTCTATCTAATTTATCAGGAATACTACCAACAGTTTTAGTTAGATTATTAGTTGTATTATATACACCTAATGGAAATAATCCTTGTATTACAGAATAGTTAAAAGCTGGATTACCGTCTAAAGTACTACCAGAACTCATTAAACCATTTAAAATCGCTGCGTTTGTATTACTAGAATGCGCGACTCGAACTGTCTTTGTTGGAACGTCTCCTTCTGTTGAAGTCCAATCTCCGCTGTATTCACTAATAGATGGATTTACTAAAATCTTAACATTTGGTGATCTATCATCTTGATCTTCAAGGAAAAATGATCTTTGTTGACCGCCGTTTTCGTTTTGGACTTTCCGTCTAGAGTTAAGAGATCCAGTATATCCTTCTGCTAAGAAATTAGTTAATTCTAATTCAGAATTAGCAAACGGTGTATTTCGAATTTTGAAAACACCGAAACTTATGGTGTCGAGAAATTCTGGACCATCAATATCAAATTTAGAAAATGTTTCTAAAGTTTTACTTGTACTACTCTTTTCTTCTGTAGCCAGGCTAGTTAAATTAAATCCTACTCTTGATCCTGGGACTGTTGCATAACCACTAGATGCTACTGGAGCATTACTAGTAGTAGTATATACTGCATTTACTGTATCAAAGTTAGTTGCAGGATTACTATTAGAACCATCAGCTGTTCCAACATAATAACCTTCAAAATTATTATTAGTTATTGTAGCTCCTTTATTTAGTACAATAACACCAGCACCACCTATGCTTGTAAAATCACCAGTAAATTCAGCATCGTCACCTTCATTTCCAGCATCGGTCCAATCTATATTACCTTTACTTGCAGTATTAAATTGAGCTTCGGTTAACTCAACAAGAGTAGGAGATCCAAGTACATAATAATCAGAACCACTTAAAGAAGTGTTTAATCCAGAAAGGTTTGTCACCTCATCGCTCTGTAGTTGACCAGTAACGAGAGTTTTACCTGTTATACTATCAACAAAAGAAGTATCTGAATAAGCACTGACTGCAGTGACTGATTCATCTTTACCGAACGCACTGGCGTTGGCCGCTGATAATCGAAA